TACCTTCTGGATCGGTAAAACCATTCTTATCAAAATTCTCTTCTCTTGATTCAGTGTACGCTTCTTTCTTATGAGGAGGAGCAGTAGCAATTTCTTTAGGAGTCTTCTGAATAGTAGATGTAGCTGGATCTTTATCTGATGCCGGAGCAGGAGCAGGTTTACCACCTAAAAAGTATTCATTATATCTTCTCTTTAATGGCCATCTTTTATCATCACCGCCAACTGCACTTAATGCAATATCCATAAATCCAGGATTGTGTTGTACAGTTTTCCAATCCTTTAGTTTCCATTTCAAAAATGCTACAACATACTTTGCATTTGTAAGAATTGCCTCATCACTTTCACCTTCAAGTAATTCTGGATTTGCATATAAATCTATTGTTGGATCATTTATCCTTTTTGACATTGCTTTATAAGCATCTGAAAAAGTCAGTTGGATATAACCTCGACCATAGTAATTACCTTCAGATGCTGGTTTATGTTTTCTAGTACCATACAACCAACCAAAATATTCTACAGCAGTATTTCCATTCTTCTTGCTAAATTTACTGTATTTTTCTGCATCTGCTTCAGATACATTACTAAACGTACCACTTAGTAGTTTTTGTTTACTATGTGGCCAGAATTCCCCAATACATTGCCAAGACGATTCACCGCCAGCAATAGCCAACATAGCACATTGAGCATATTTTGAAGTAAATCCTCCAGCAATCATTTGTTCTTTGATTGCCTTAATACCTTTCATAGCAATCTTGGCTTTGTGTCCAGTCAGTTTTGCTTCAGGTGGCGGAGTATCTGGTATAGGTGCATCTACTATTGGATCTGCCATAATGTATCCTAAAAATTAGTTTCGAAATAAGAAGAAATTGAATCTATAGTATCAAATTCTTTCGGTAATGCAAATGGAGTATATTGTTCTACTGTATATTTTTCTTGATTCAGTAAAGTGACTTCATATAGATTGGTGTATTCGTTTATGAGTGCAGTGCCAATAATCGTACTATCTTCCATATTAACAATATTATAAGTAGTAACAGGACCATTAGATGTCTGAACTGTAACAGCTTTTATTTGGTATTTGTCACCTCGTTTCTGTTCAGTACCCGAATCAGCATTGATTTCGTCAGCAATCTGAGATACTAAATCAGTAACGATATCTCCAGTAGAACTAATAAGATCACCATCTTCGTCGGTCGATACAACACCATTAGTAACTTCAGCAATTAATGCAGCAGATTGAGTCATTGGAATACCACCAATAGTACCAAGCATAATTGGTTGCTGTTGATATTCATCCAGGAATATAATAATAACCCAAGTACCTTGAACTACTCCAGTAGGTGACCAACCAATACCATTCATCGACGCACTAGTAATTGGTCCCATAGGATGAGCCCATGGTAAATCTTTTGTTGGCAACAATACCTTATCATGAGTATGCAATCCAACAATTCTTACTTGGCATCTGCCTAGCATAAGTGGATCTGCTCTCGATTCAACACATCCAGTATAAAAAACTTGGCTCATTTAGCCTCCATAATAACATTAGTAGAATCTACAACTATCAAACTAGTAATACATTTTAAACTCTGGATAGTATTTGGATAAATTAGGTTTATCATATGTCTTTTTAGTCTCAATTATAGATAAGAATTTGATTTTAAGAATTCCTTTAGTAGAAGCAGATTGTTTTGCTTTTGATTCTTCTGACCGAGGTCCATTAGAAATACCTTTCTTTGAAGCAGATATTTTATTTTTAGTTTCTTCTAAGTGAGGACTTCTTTTCTTACCAGTCATTGTAGCAGATCTTTTAGCATTAGATTCAATAGATTGTATTTTACCCATAAGAGCAACAGAAATTTTAGCACCAAATCCTTCTGGTTTAGGAATACCTTTTAGTGCATTAGATATATTTACTTTGCGTTCTTCTGTACATGGACCAGTTTTCTTTCCTTTCTTTGCTTTAGATACATTTGGCTGTTTCTTTCCTTTCTTTACCATTGATATTTTTGCTTTAGTTTCTTCAGAAAGAGGTCCAAATGATCCGCCATCTAATCCATTTTCTAGTTTTAGATTTGCCCATTCTTTAGATTCTATTATATTATATTCAATAGAAAAATTAAGTGCAAATTCAGATATTGATGTATTGAAATATGGTTCCGATATCCATAAAGTTTCAATATATTCTTTGCCATATTTCTTTATATGTCTTTTCCAATATTTGCCGGATCCGTTATATTTGTACGGATCGACTTTTGAAGTTTTGCCAAAATATTTCATTCCTGTAATAGAATGTTGTTTGATATAGAGATAAGTTGGTACGATTGGCTGATATATAGTTTGGCTGGTCATGATAATTCCTATAATTGTCTTGAAGAATGATTAGTGCTACTGGATGCTTGTAACATCGCGAGTAGCTTTTTGTACTATATGTATTTATAAAAGTTGGCATATTATGTTGTCTGACACATCGTCGAGTCTTTAATGAGCTCGAAAATGCACTTGTGAGATGTTCTATCAATAAAGTGCTTAATAGAAGAAATAATATAGTCACCAGAAAATACCAAGTCGTCAATATCTTTGTCTTCTTTATCGATAGGTTTTATTTGATTGAAGTATACGTTAATCTTTTGGCCAACAGTATAATCAGTTCTACCCAATACAGTAATTTCAATCTTAGCACTATCGGCCAAAGTCAACAATGATCTTCTCTTCTGGAATATCTTAGAATTCGTAATATCATTATTACCAGGAAGTACTCCATTAGCTTTGTGAATAGTAGCAATTGCTGCAGCAGGAGAATGTAGGATATTCTTGCTAATCAATGGATACTTGTTAAGCCTCTTGTCATCCTCATAATCTTTTAGGAAATCGAACCCGGCATAATTGTAAGTCTTGGTTGTAATATCATGAGTAATCAAAGTAGAAGCAAATGCTCCATTAGTAATTCTATCTATGTAATCAAATGCTACTGGAATATTGACATCAATAACCTGACTGAAATCCTTCTCAATATTTCTTATCGAACCATTAGAAGCAGGAATATAGTCTCTTGAATAATCATTACAGATGAAGTTTCTTACTACCGGATAGGTATAAAGTTCTCCTAATGAAACAAAGTTCAGTCCATTTCGATTCTCAAAGAACAAGAATGTTGGTGAGTTGTGATTACTAATAGCATGTTCAGCAAGATAATTTAGATTCTTGACGGGAGACCAATAATTAGAAACATAAGTTACTGCATTGATTGTTGGTTCTATATGGAATCTTTCTGGATCACTTATACTACATTCGGTAAGAATAGATGCTACAATATCACTAATATTACCAGTATATGCTTTACTCAATTTCAAGTTCAGATCCATGATGGCTTCAGATGAAATGAAATGAAGCATGTACCCAACTACACGATTACCAATCATTTCTCGATTAGACATTTTATAGATTTTACAGTTTAAATCAATGATACCTTTCTTATCAGTAAATCCTGGAGTCGATAGTTTTATCTTTATAGTTTCATCACCTACCAACGGAAAGAAGTTAACAAGATCGAGAGCATCCTTAACTACTATAGTACCAGTAATAAATGGTGAAAATATATCTTCATATATGTTAAGTGAAACAACTTGGTTTCTTATATTCAACGAGTTGAGTTTTGATGATATAATCTCTATGAATTCGATATTAACATCGCCAGCATATTGTAAATCTGTAGTAATTTCTGACATTATAATTTACTCAATTCTGCTGCCACTTGTTCAATTATTGTAGGAGAAATTATCTTGATTACCCTTTTACTTTCGTTTACTGAGTACTCGTAGTCTGAATTAGATACCGCAACAACATATGGATTAGGTTCTTCGTTATTCCAGGCCATATTAGAATAAGTACTTCGACTTACTCCACCTGGGTCCTGAGATACTATAAATATCTGACCATCTATAGTGGCTTGATAGTGATGAACATCATACACGTGATCCTCTCCATACTTGTCTGATATCATTTTAGGCATTGATCTTTCTGCTAGTGGAAAATCATTCAAGTAGTCATACATATCATTAGCTAACATAATTGCCCAATGGTATTCTGGTTTGCCATATACCTTTTCAGCAATGAATTCTGGAGACTCACCATCACGAATAATGTATTGGTCGTAAAGAGTAATATTAGATAAGACTTCTTTT